GAAGGAGTGAAGATCATTCTGGACTATCAACAGACGGGCGTGGCGCAACCATTCAATGGCGCAGTAGTGCGCGAGATCGAGGTGTAGTATGCCTAAGATGTTTAGACAACCAACAAAGATGGACGAACACAAGTCTCCTAAGAGGACTCGTCAGTCTCGCACTAAAAATATCGCTACCTCAACGATGAACAAATCTCAGAAGAGGATGAGGGGTAAATCTCGTTACAGAGGACAAGGGCGATGAAACCAATTAAATTACCAGAAGGGAAAGCCAAATCACCAGAAATTCTCTCTGCAAGGGTTAGCAAAGAACATTTGAATAAATGGAAAATAATCAAAGAAAACAATGGGAAGCCTATTCGAGCGTGTCAATTAATGGAATATATGATTGATTATTTTTGGGAAGAATTAAAGGACAAGGGCGATGACTAAAGATTATGACAAAAAAAACTCTATATTCCCTTGGCGAGTTATGAGAACTATGCAACTTTTGCTTGAATCAAAAGATTGGTTTCATCCTCGTAATATGTTTACACGCACACTTTTTTCCCCTTATAGACTTGATACTGATGAAGAAGTAGAACAAGCACTAAAGGAATATTACCAATACCAAAAGTTTTTTGATGCAGTAAAAAAGAGGAAAGATAATGCCACTGTATAAAGTAATCAAGAAAGAAATTAAAAGGAGTGTTCACTACACGACAGCTTGGGATAAGTGGTGTGCAGAAGTTAAGGTACTCAAGGGAGAGATAGAACCTTCTGGAGAAGAAGAAGTTACAGTACAAGTGGTAGCTGATATACCATCTAACAAAAAAGAGGACAAGGGCGATGAGTAAAGATAGGTTTGCTATGGAAGTACCTTTGTTTAGTAAGTGGTGGGAAATAGCGTTGTTTTGGCTGTTGGGATTACTTTTGCTTCCCTTCTTTATGCTTTTATATGTGTGGGAATCTTTAAAAAAGGACAAGGGCGATGAAGATTGAAAAGAACATACCAATAAAAGGTGTGTGGGGTAAATACCTTTCATTAGTTGCTAAAATGGAAGAAGGAGATTCGGTTCTTTGTAAAAATGAGAAAGAAGCTAAAACTATTAGAAGAACTATATATCTTAACTGTAAAGGATATAAACCTCTCCAAAGAACTCAAGAAGATGGAACTATTAGAATATGGAAGGTAAAAAAAGAGGACAAGGGAGATGAATAAAGAATTAACTATAAGGAGTGGTTATATGAAAGAGAAAAAGGAAGCACTTATTGTACTTGCGATAGCCATACCGGTCTTATGTTATGGAGCATTTTCGTTTGAACTAGAAGGAACAAGTAACACTATCGAAGCTATCACAGTGGCACTAGCAGTAACACTTGGACTATTTGGGGTCGGAGTTGGATTGCTAATGTTATTTACAAAAACCAGTTTAGGTTTGTTAGATTCTAAAAAGGAGAAAGAGCTGATAGCTGAAGAAGCAATACTCGGAATTTTATATGGAGAGCAGAGTAACGCCAAAGAACTTGTACAGGAAGAAGAACCTAAACCAATAATAAAAGAGGAAAAAAAAATGGAAACAAATGAAGAAGAATATGTTGAAGTAGATGTAGACACTGCGGAACAGGAGGGTAAGGAGATTTACTCAGGGGCTGTAACTAGCGAACAAACCTATACGTTTGATAAGCCTGTTCAAGTTAGTGAAAGTATAGGATTAATGAAACGAGAGAAGGAACTCCAAAAGAAGTGTAATGAATTGACTTCTCTGCTTGAAGAAGCTGACATTGAACTTAGAAAAACTCAAGAAAAATTAAATCATAAAGGGTGGATCAGCACCGAAAAGGGTTGGGTTATAGAGTAATGACTGAATACACAGACATAGTAGAAGACATGAGACTTAGGATAAAAGAAGAAAAGGAAAAGAAGAAGTTTACTTTTATTCAGGCGTCCAGTGGAAAGTACCTAATTGGTAGAAAAGATGGCTCAGTACAAGAGTTGAATAGAAAAGAATGGTTAAAACTAAAAGAGTAGCCTAATGTGCTTGTCTGGGGTACCAGACTTCTACAAAAGACTCACACTCAGGACAGCTAAGATTGGTAACCATGACGTATGGTTCACTTTCTTCTTCCACGTCATGATCTCCACCCCAGATCAGTTTAGTATTACAATGCCAACAGTTCATTTCTTTCCCCTTTAAAAAGGCACCGCCCAGTATAGATCATCATGTTCTATTGGCTCTACCCATTTCCCCATTTCCTTATTAGCCATCACCATGTGTCCTTTATTGCTTAGGAGTTCGTCCCATTCAAAGAAACCATACTTACGACTCCACTGATTGCCGATACGTACGTTTTCAACCGGACTGCCTGCCCACGAAACACCGCGTTCAGGGTGATCGTAGCTAATAAAGAAATAGTCATCGCCACGTTGAAACGGATACACTCTAGGATTCTCTGTCATAATCTATCACCTTCGGATACTTGTCTTTAAAATTAATAGTCACTGTGTGTGGCTGTTGCAATTCACCAACACGCGACAACGCTTCTTCCACACTGCTCGGAACATTGTGCGCAATATAATCCGAGCGCACATGACGACGCCACCACTGATCAGCTTTACGCTTTGGATAGCCGTGATGATCAAAGCACACCCACTCTGAGAAAGTGCTGAGACCGCAACTGTACTCTACACGTAGAGTGGGGGTAGCCCCCGCTACAAACTGCTTACGATGTTTAAAGAAATTAACATCTCTCACCGTTAAACTGCGAATGTATTCACTCGGGTCTAGATTGTGTCTGATTAATTCCAGTTCACTCGCGGTATTGTCAATGTCCAGAGTGCGTTCAGAAAAATGATGCCCACAGTCTGGGCAACTTGGAAAGGAGATGGGCACGATACTGCGACAATCAGGACAAGTTTTTACAGGAGACGTGCTGACTTGTCCTCTTCTCCTTCCCGTAGCTTGCGGACGCACATCGTTGATCGGACCATGCCGTTCTACGTTGCGTGCAAAATCGAGCACCAGACAGTTCTCTTTGTTCTCAGCCGGACGCATACCGCGACCGCACATTTGTACGAAAAGTCCCGTAGATTGGGTCGGTCTTAGAAAGACCAACATATCCGTTTCCGGTGCATCGAAACCGGTCGTCAGTACATCGCAATTGGCAAGTGCCTGAATGACGCCGGTTTTATATTGTTCAATAATACGTTCGCGTTCTTTAACGGGAGTTTGTCCCGTGATCAATTCAGCGCGAATGTTATATTGATCTCTTAGCAATTGGGTGACGTTTTCTGCATGTCGAACCCCACTGCAAAAGATTAACCATGAACGACGCTCGGTGCCATACCTCACCACTTCTTCCAAAGCGGCGTGCGTATTGCCTGCATCTCCCATGATTTCCTGTAGTTCAGAGGGGATAAACTCTCCACCTCTAATGTGTACGTTTTCTATATCGAAAGCCGTGTTCATTGATTTAGACACCAGAGGGGCTAGGTAGCCCTCCTCAATCATCTTGAGCATTTCTTCTCCACTGGATAAATCAATAGCCACGTCTGTAAAAATACGATCTTCTCCTTCAGTCAATAGTCCGGAGCGTAAGCGGTAGGGTGTTGCTGTGAAGCCCACGACCTTGACCGCCGGATTAATCTCCTGAGTTGCTGATAAAAAACTACGATAACGTCCCATACCGGATACCGGAATCAGGTGACATTCGTCCACCAGAATCAGATCGTAATGACCCAAGTCTTCAGCGCGTCGATATACCGATTGAATGCCGGCGAACGTAATAGCGTCTTGTGTATCGCGACGCTTTAACGAAGCACTGTAGATACCACAGGGGGCTTCGCTCCAGATCGCTTTTAGTTTGTCGTAGTTCTGCTCTATCAGTTCTTTAACATGTGTCAGCATGAGGATACGTTGACCCGGGTAATCGTTTAAAACACCACGGATAAAATCACCGATCACAATAGACTTACCACTGGCGGTCGGCATGATAACCAACGGATTGCCGGTGTTGCTCTCAAAGTAATCGTAGATCGAACCGATGGCTCTCTCTTGATAATCCCTCAGTACAAACATCAAAAAAGGAGGGGGCGATTAGTGTGAACGCCCCCTATGTTTGGAAGATTAGGTTTTGGACCAAGATGGTTTTTCCTGAGAGTCTTCTTTGTCCTCAGAAGCTTGAACGCCAATACCTAATGCAGAAGCCCTGTAATCGCGTATATCATTTGTGGGACCGTACTCTCCCTCACCTTTTCTATACGCAACCTTGATCTGCACAGGCTTGCCATGCAATTCAGCAGAGTCTTCTACAAAAGGAAGTTTAATCGCTTTACACAGTTTTGCAAAGTCCCTTTGCGCTATTTCCACAGTTTGATTATTAGGGTTCTTTAAGTTAAGACGCGTCCATACTTTGCGTCCTCTATAATTGTCCCCAATAATATCGAATTCCAGTTCAAGGTATTCACCGGTTCCGGCTTTGGTAGTTTTAATACTAGAAGCGTTTACTTGAGCCTCATACCAGCCATCTGGTAAAGGTTCAAATCCACGATCCTCTTCAGGTAGTTCGCTAAGAACTTTTTCAACATCAAAATTAAGTTTCGTCATTGTTTGTTTCCTTATTTATTGTTTTAGATTTATTGAGACCACCCCTTACCTTTGAGAAGATATGAGAAAGATCAGCCACTTCAAATTGATCTAACGCACCGGAACGATCTTTGGCTTCATACTGCCAGTCTTTCTCGGTTTGTAACCAACGAGTGGTTTCACCTTCATCATTTTTATCCACACGCAGTGCGAATACTTCATCAAACAAATAGGGGATAGCTTGTGGTAGTTTAGCCCCTACCATTGAGGGCATGTAGAGGACCGAACCTCCTCCTTGACCTTCATCACGAAGGCGTTCCTGTTTAGCTGTCATTACGACGTCCATCGGAAGATCGCGGAACTGCCTGAGCAAACGCATCATTTCATCAATGACGGTACCGTAAGCTTGACGCGGGTCCTTAGTCTTTTCCTTCTCGTTAGCTAAGACCACCTCACTCACTTCACTAACAGAATCCAAACACACGGTTTGAAATTCTTTAGGATGATTGTAAAGGTAATCATAGATTTCATTAATGTCAGCCACTGACTTCACTTCTATCGCTTTCACATCAGCGTTACGAATAGAAAGTAATCCACCTTCTGCACTTATAATAAGTGTGGGAGATGGGGCAGTGGTACACAGAACTGTTTTTCCTGATCCGGCAGCACCGTACACCAAGAGGCAAACGCCTTGACGTTCAACCAGTTTAGATGGGGCTACGAATCGCGAAGTTATATCAGCCATTGGCTTCTCCTTATTTATAGTTCACGCTCATACTAAATCATATTTGCATTTGTGTCAAACACAATGTATAGTTCATTGAATATACATTTTGAATATAAGGAG